AAATCTGGGGCTTCCAAACTGCGTAAACCATCAACGATGAGTAGCCTAACCCTTGCAAACTGTTTTTTAGTTAATTTTATCATTTTATTGTTCCTTTCCAATTATGGGTATTATACCATAAATCGCTTGCTGTGTCAAGATAATTCTTTAATTTCTGAAAAACATATTGCAACTCCCAGTGCTGCCCACACATCTTCTGAAATACCATAAAGTGGGCCGGGTTTAGCCTTAATTCCTATTTGTGGTATCTTACCACCCCCAGTTGAAGGGTATCTATCTATTATTGCTTGACGGACGTTTGGGTCTTTTGCTCTCACAGAATTGCATAGACACAAAGTTACTTCTTTCCTATATATTTGGGTGTAATCCCTACCCCAAGCTTCTATAAATCGTCCAATCCAAACACAGGTATCGAATATAGTCTTTCCCACTGGCATACCATAACAAGCTACCATTTCTATTGCAAGATGGGACTCTACTTTCCTTGCCCCAACGATGAATAACATATCTTTATTTTTATACTTCCCAAATTCAATAATCTTACCTTTGTCATATATAACAAAAGCACTCTGTTCACTTCCGGGGTCTATTGCAATAATCGACATATTCTTAACCTCACTATTTCAAAAAGTTCTTCTCTTGTTATTTTTCCAGCCTCAGCGTTATCGTGGCAATCTCTGCACAAGGCTATTAAGTTTTCAATGTTATCTTTATGTTTTGAACCACCTATTCCACGTGGGTCTATGTGATGTATATCAACAGCAACAGTTCCACAAATCTCGCATACTATTATATCACAAGTGGAATATCCGCAAGCTGCAAGGTAAATTTTTGTATGTTTTTTCAAAGTTTAATTTTTCTTCAACGGCATAGTTTTTATTTTAGCAAACTTACAATACTTTTCATACAATATATCTTCAAAGCAATAGCTAATTGGCTCGGTTTTCTCTGCTTCGATTTTACATTTACCCATTGTAAATACGTGTATCATTTCGTGGCATATTGTTCTATATGGGTTGACCTTATCTTTTTTATGCAGCTTATCATCTACCCAAATTTCTGCACACATTCTCCACTCACATTCCAAATAAATAGAACCATAATCTGTATGGGGAAAATCTTTACTTCCAAGCCGTAAATCAACTTCCCAATCTCTAAGGTTTAATACATTTTGACACCACTTAATACACTTGACCATTTGGTTAATGCTAACAAATTGGTATTCCCTTTCTTTAATGGCCATCTTTTCCCCACTTCCTGTAATTTCTTATGTTGATAAATATAAATGCTGCCATTGTAATCAGCAAGCCCCACAAAGAGGTTTTTATTGCTACAATAATCCAAGCAATGTTGCACATCAAAGCAAGCAAAAACCCAGCCCTGTTTTTATTGCCTATCATCCAAACACCTGTCAATTCAAAAATTGCAGCTATAAAATCCATACTAAATCTCCAATCTCTCAAGCCATCTTTTAACTTTTTTACTTCCTAAAGTTAAATACATATCTCTCACATCTTTATAATGGTGGTCATCACGAGCAGGTACAGCAACGATTGCAGATAGTAATTGGCTTTGTAGTTTTTTACTTCCATCTAAACCCACCTTGTCATTATCAGAAATAATGATTACTTTTTCCCAATCCTTTATTCCTACTAATGGTTTTATAACCGCCGCATTATACCTGCCGATTGCTTGAAATCCCATATCAACTAATACAGTGGTATCTGAAAACCCCTCGCAGATGTAGATTGGTTTCTTTGTATCCCAATCCAAGTCAGGAACAAACCAGCCCTGATGACTATACCGTTGAGATTTTTTTATTCTTTCATTTTTCTCAATCCACTGTTCTTGGATACCGCATATTTCAACTCCTTGATACATAGGTATCAAATAATGACTGTTAGCTTTGTTAATAGCAATGTTAAATTTTCGTAAGGCTTTTTGTCCAACACCTATGTTTTCTGCTAAAATTAACTCTGGATGAAACCCAGCTATTTTATGTTTTAACCTATCTTCCCAGCAAATTTTAGGTTTTTTAATGTCCTTTTCCATAACATATTCTGATATAAAGTTGGGGTTTAGTTTCATCTCTTTAGCAAACTGTTTTGGTGAGCCATATTTTCCGCAAGCAAAGCATTTGAAATTTAATTTGTAAGGGTTGGTTTTGTTAATACACATTGAAGCACCCTCATCCCCTGCGTGGAAACAACAATGTACGAACCAATGCTTATCAGTTTCCTTTTCATTATCAGCAACTAAATTTTCATACGGGAAAGGCAGCTTTGACATATTAAGTTTTCCAAAATAAAATTAACATTATTATAAAAGCCGTAGTTGCAAGAATGTTTAGTTCCATTAAAAAGTCCCCCCCAATTCAAAGTTAAGAGACTTAAATTGCATACTATCGGCTAACCACACTAAGGGTATGTCCCCCAAAGCCCCGTTCCTATTTTTAGCTATTATGATATGGGCTTCTCCGTCATCTGTCGTAGTAGTATCACTCTTTTCAAACAATTTATAATAAGCAGGCCGATATAAAAACAATATCTTATCTGCTACTTGTTCTATGCCACCACTATCTCTTAAATCTGATAAGCGTGGTTGATGATTTTCTCGCTGCTCAACCGCCCTGTTTAATTGAGCCATCAACACAACAGCTATATTTTTTTCTTTCGCTATGTGTCGTAAGTTTTGACATATCTTATCAATTTCTTCATAGCGTGAGTTTCGATTGTTTTTTGTTCTTATAAGCTGAAGATAATCAATAAATAATACGTCAAACTCTGTGTGAAATTCTTTCTTCTGTTTTTCTAAAGTTTCCCACATATACGTTGCATCAATGCCACTATCTTCATTCACCCATAAGGATAGCTTTGATAACTGTTCTTCAACTTTGATGCTAACTGGAACTATGCCCTTTTTTAATTTGTATAAACTGGTTTCCATCCGGTTAGCTATCATTCGTTCTATTAGTTGTGTTTCAGACATCTCTAAGGAAAAAATACCCACATTTTTAGTTTCTGAAATGTTGAGAGCCATATCAACCATATATGCAGTCTTTCCCATCGATGGTCTGCCAGCTATAACAGTTAATTCTCCCTGTGTAAGCCCTCTCATAGTATCATCTAATATAGGATAGCCTGTGGGTACTCCCATACCATCTATGGCAATAGTTTCTGCAACCATATCGACAGCATTTTTAATTGGTTTCATTTGTTTGCCTCATATTTATCTTTAAAAGTTGACCCTGCTTTTCCAGTTTCATCTCCTCGGCGGATAGCACCTTTGAACCACGTTTGTATAATTCCCTTCCAGCTTTTATATGGAAGCCCCCTGTTATTCACCCAGCCGGTACTCTCACATTTCCACCAGAAGTATTCTGCATCAAAGGTTGTAAAGCCAATTTCTTTGGCATATTCTTCACATTGTTGAATGGAAGGCTTCTTGAATAAGCAAGCAAGCCGGAATTTACAGGTTTTACAATCCTTAGCCATATCAGTCTCCCCAAGCAATCTCAGTGCCAAAAGTAAAACACAAAACTTGAACCCTCACTTGAAAAGACGTTATCGTTCCTATATTGTCCTTATCCCTAAATTTCATCCAGCCAAACCCGATTTTCCAATCTGTCAAATCCATATCTAACCACCCAGTTGTATGTTTTCCAATGCTAAAATCCATAATTATCCCCTATCCAAAAGGATTATCACTTGAGTTATCTTCTTTTGCCGAACCGCTCTTTTTTTCAGTACCCTCTGCCGAGCCTAAAAATTGTATGTTGCTTACTGTAATACCATAGTAAGTTGTTTTATCGCTTTTCCGGCTGGAAAATCTGCCCTCAATAAATATAGGCTTACCCTTAGTCAAGTATTTGCCAGCAATCTCGCCAACCTTGCCAAAAGCTACACAAGGTACAAAATCAACACCCTTGTCCTTACCACCCTGATTGACAGCCAAACTAAAGGTACAAAACTTTTCCTTTGCTCCCTCTCTGACCTCCGCGTCTTGACACACATTTCCTGCTAAACTTACTCTATTAAGTTGCATCTTGCTTCCTTTCAGTTAAAGTTCTATTTTACTTTCCGCCAAAATTTATTGGCTGGTAAAACTACAATACCATTCTCAGCAGCAACCTTGATACAATAATCTATATATTTTGCTATTTCCTCTTTATTCAACTTGCTTTTTTCCTTAACATATTCTTTTTTAGTTCCCTTGTTTCGGGTTAAAAATAATTTTTTGAGAACTCCGTCTGTTTCTTCCACTGTATAGCCAGTTTCCTCAGCCAATGGTGTGTAAACACAAGCATATAAATATCCCCACTGGTCTTGACTAACATTCTCACTCTCTTTCTTAATAGTAAGCTCTACCCTCTTGCCATTCATTGTTTGCAACCATAAGTCGTAAATACTTTTATTATCAAGATGAAGTTTGTTGTCCTTAACTTCACCATAAAATTTACCCTGTTTAGCCATTCATTTATCCTAAAATAGTAAGCTAATACCAAGACATTGGTCATCCATAATGCTTATTTTATCACGATTAAGTAAGTCATCTAATGCTGCTTTAACCCAATCAAAATCCGCCTCTACAACATTTGATAAATCAACACCACCCACATCATCAAGATATTCAGTCCACTTATTTCCCCGTTTCATTAGCCATCACCTCCTCAATCTTTTTTCCACAGTATGGACAATACTTAAATTCATTATCTCTTAAATTACCCTCGATAGTACAAAACATCTTACCACAACCAGTGTTCCAAACATCTTCCTCATCAACTGTAATCAACCATTTACATACATTATCAATCTCGCTGCTCATCATCCCCCCTCTCTTCCAAATACTCATCAATAGCACACTTCACAGTTGTCCACGAAATCCCCAAATCACAATCGGAGTGCCTATCAATAAGCCGTAAAATCTTTTCTGCTTCATCTTTGTATATTCCAATACCTTGTTCACCTGCATAGTGTATAATATCATTGACATCCCATATAGGGGCTACTATTACATCGTCAGGCTTGTAGTATTGGTTTAGAAATTCAATTAGTTCTTTTACTGTCATTTTATTCCCCCTTATTCTATTTCCTCAACAATGACATTATCAATCAAATCCATATCATCATAATTCACATCTTCAATCTCAGCGTCCTCATCATCCAAATCACCATCATAATTAGTACCTCGCTTTCATTTTTGTATTATACCATATTTCGACTACAAAGTCAAGACAATTTTTAATTTTTAGCTAACCTTTCAGGGTTTTTCCAAACGGGCAGACATTCTTACACACACAAAATTCTGCACATCTACGAGGTTCTGTTTTTCTGCACTCAATAAAAATCTTGCCATTGCTATAATCAGTTGTCAGATTATTGTTTATGATATATTGTTCAGCTTCGGCGGCGGTATCAACACAGCGTGTCGCTCGTTTTGCACCCTTCTTTTTTACAGCAAAATTCTTTATTCGTATCCACTTATCCTCGTCAGTACACTTATAAGTTAAATCCTTATGAATAGCTATCCTATCTTTGATATACTGCTCTGTTTTCTCTAATGGCCAGATTGGTATATTAAGAATGAAAAATCTTTTTTGGGGATAATCTTTATCCTGCATAGCCTTATATTTTGACCAGTCTTTAACAAAAGCAAAAACTTTTAGATATTTAGCATTTACATTATCCACTTTATTTTGCAAATAATTCAAAATGTTTAGCTGCTTTTCCCACTTTTCTTTTTCACCAAATACCCACGACCAAGCAGAGATTAGTTTATAATCACTTATGCCAGCCTCTACCACATCTGCAACACCCACTACGTTCAAACCATCAACCTCCAATTCCCACTTCTTTTCTGCACCCACAGTCTCAGGAGCAGCTAACTCAAGAAACTTATGCCAAGCATTACCAAGCATTGCTACAAACATTGTTTCCACATCCTGTACCAAGTCGTCCCAGTGTTGTATCATTAACCTGCGAACCTGTGGGCTGTCAATTAAAGTTGTTGCACCTATCCGGCCTGCTACTTTTGGATAAACGTGTTCTTTAGCAGCTTCCATATATGCGATAGGATAACCCAATTTATTTGTCAGCTTCATAATATATTCCTTAAAGAATAATTGCAGGGAGCAGAGCAAGAAGGATTAAATCCGCTTATATTTGTTGCTCCCGATTGTGCTGGATTTTGTTTAAGCTGAAAACCGCAGCAAAGCAGCTAAAAGAGCAGGTTAGCTTACCATAAGGGAGAACCTGCCCCAGTTGTAGAAGGAGGTTAAAATGACTTATTCTATTTCCTCACAACCAACCAAACCATAACTAACATCTTGCTCTCTTCCTGCACCTTCAAACTCACCCGACATAACTAACTCTTCTGCTTCTTCCGCACTGTCGGTTTCCACTATCGTTTCATAAATAATCTCTTCTGCCCATACTACCCTAAATCGTTTTTGTTTTAGTTTTTTCTTTTCCATTTTTATATCTCCCATTTCATTTTTGTATTATACCATATTTTAACCATAAAGTCAAGACAATTCTGCTAACAAACTCGATATATGTAAAAAACTTTGCCGCCTATTATTATATCGTTCTCAATACTATCATAGTCTGCAAGTTCCTCAGCCCGACTACTATTGCCAATGGTATCATCGAGCCATTGGTTCTTATCGATATATATCTGCAAATGTTCTGGTATCTGTGTCAACACGGTATCCTCAAAAAGATTATCAAGGTGTTCTCGATATAAATCATCTGCCTCGTCATTTGTCAACACATAATACTCATAATTTCCCCACTCTAACAACCAGCCCTTGCTATCACTTTCAGATACTTTAATAAGTTCAAGAGGGACACTTAAAAACCTTGCCAGTATTTTCATTCTTATTTCACCACTCATTTTACATCTCACTTTCATAATAAAAAACTTACCACATATCATTAAACTCAGAACAATTTTCACACAACACTTCTCTACCAGATAAGTAATTTTGAACATCATCATCATAAATAGTAAAAAACCTGCCGCACTCTGAACATCGTATAATCAAACCCTCTTTTCTTTTACAAGCTACATCATCACCTACTCTTTCTATTTCCCATTCACCATAATCTAACAGCCAATTTAACTGTTCTTTTGTTTCCACTATTCCCCAATGTTTCAAGTAATCTGATAATGATAATTCATTATCGTTTTCATCCACACCTGTAAAGTCAATATCGTGATAACTTATTAGTTGACTTACAACATCTTCTATTGTATCGAACACATCACCCCCTGCAAAATAGCTATCTAACTGATTATCAATTATCTTATACATTAAACACCTCACCTTCATCTTTTGCACACGAATAATTATAGTCTTTTACATCTTCAACACACATATCACATACCAAAAGTCCACCTACCCTTTTCAAATCTTCTCTATAACAATCCTCGCCGCACCATTCACACTGCAATAAACCACCTTCCTCATAAGCAGGAAAAACAGAATAATCCTTAAACAAGGGTGTTTTTTCAACCCCCTCATCAACAACAAACTTTTCTGTTTTGTGTTTGCTAAAAAATTCTAAAAATGTTTCTATTTGACTATCATATATATCTAAGTCAACATAGCTATTTTTTGCGTGAGCCTTATAATAACCAATTCCTATATTCACACAACAGCTTTTAGTATCTAAAAAGCATATATCAGTAAAAGAACCCACACCCACTTCAAAATAGTTATTTAACACTTTCAGAAAAGCAGGGTTATCAATTCCATAACTTACAACATCGCAGCCTGCCCTGTCAAATTCTACAATCCAGTTGTAGTTTTTGCAAGTGTGATACTGTGCTGTTGACTGTGCTGTTTCCTCATTATCTGTTATCAACAAATCCACACCTAACTTTTTCGATAATTTATAAGCTGTATAACAGCCGAGCCTATCATCAAGACCCTGTGCATATATCCGGCCTGCTGTGATTGTTTTTATCTGGGGTAGTAAAACAGTATCCAGATGAGCGATAAATAGAATATCAGAACCCCTGTCAATAAATATCCGCCTGTGATTTTTATTTTCAAACTCCGGCGTATTCTTTTTGAAATCTGTAAAAATACGCTCTTTTGATAAAAACCAATAATCAAGTGCCTGCTTTGAAAGTTTATCAAACTTCACATTTCACCCCCTTGCCTAAACATACTCTACACGTATTTTTGTTATTTTCAGTTAGAAAATGAGCCAATTCCCATTCACCACATTCTGAACACTTTTTGTAGTTGGTTTTTAAACACTCATCACATACAAACTTATCAAAAACAAATTCACCGTCCTCACCACTAAAAAACTTCCCACACTCATAGCACCTATCATAATTTTCCTCTGCACACTCATCACATACAAAATCATTACCCACATCAATACCGTCTTTTATTGGAATAAATTCATCACATATATCACACTTTGCATAATTTTCCTCTACACACTCATTACATACAAACGCCCCGTCAA